TAACGATTCTTTAATTGTTTGACCATTATTTGGCCTAGACTTTCAAGTTCCTCGGATGTGGTCAAGGCAAACATCAAGTCAGCCGTAGCAGGTAGAGCAAATGATTCTGATGTATCACTCAATTCAACATCACTATTATTAAAGCCACTTCTAGTTGTCTGTGTAGCCGAAACAACTGGAAGATTAAATTCAACTGCCAAACCACGAAGTTCTTCGGCAATTGACTTAATGTAGGTATAACTATTCATATTAGCAGAGTATTTGACTCTGCTCGAGGAACAAATATTAAGATAATCAATGTAGATAATATCAGGCATAAAGTTTTTCTTAAGTTTCAATTCATTAATTAAGTGTCTGAAATTAGCAGAACCTGCGCCTGAAGTTGGATATTCTTTAATAATAAGTCGACCAGTGGTCTTGGTCTTAACACGTTCCAATTTCTTAAAAAAAGCTTCCTTAGGCATAATACTAAGATCATCCATAGTTACATCAAGAAGATTGGCATCGATACGTTCTGCAATCTTTTCCTCGGCCATTTCCATTGTAATATAAAGTACATTCTTGCCATCGAGTAAATTACTAGCAGCACAATGACACATGAATAGTGACTTACCAACGCCAGTACCAGCCAGAATAATATTTAAAGTCTTCCTAGGTAAACCACCCTTAGTAATTTCATTAAAGTATTCCAAGTTAAACGGAATACGGAATTCTTTACGATGATAGAATTCAAAACGAGATTCAATATCCTCGAGAAAGTTGTGACCAATATTAGTATCAAAGTTTACAGACAGTGCATCACTCAGAATTGCAGGAATAGAACCCTTGTCATTCTTTGTGTCCTTATCATCAATAATCTGAATTGATTGCATGATGGCATTATAGATTGCTTTTTCTTGACAAAACTTTTCGGTTCGCTCAACAAGCCAATCCAATTCGGTATTATCATCATGTGTAAGCTCATTGATGGTTTCATTACACGATTCAAATATACCACCATTTAGTCCAGTTTTATTCTTTAAATCGATCGAAAGAGTTTCTTTGGTAGGAAATCTATTGTATTTTAGTGTATAAGTTTCAATAAGTTCAAATAGAGTGCGATCTGCAGCATCATGAAAATAATCAGTCTTGAGGAAAGGAATGACCTTGCGGCCATATTCCTCCCTTGCAAGAAGATTTCCAAAGATTACTTTTTCAAACATATAGTCTCCTACGAATTAATTTTAAGTATGCCTTCAACATAGTTTAGTGCTAAATCTTCGGCATATTGAAGTGAATGATTTACAACATCACAAGTTTTGATTATATCATCATTTAGATATAAGTCAACATAATAACCATAACCACTATTATCCTTTTTTATAATAGCTTTAAGACTTTTATTATCGCTGTGATATTCGGTTAATACTACTTTATTCATTTTCATTATCCTCTTTAATCAATTTTGCTGATGATAAGGAATACTTATTTTTAATCCATTCAGCAAAATTAGTTTCATCAAAAATTGCTTTCCAGAAATCACCATTATCTACAATATCGGCTGCTCTATAATTCTTTCCAATAATTTCACCTGTTGTTGGATCTAGTCTAGTATACCAACCTGCTCTTGGCTTAAGAATAAAATTACCTTCAAGCGCTAGGTCTAAAAGACCGGACCATTTATTGATACCGGAATCAAAACCTACAGTGATAGGAATTTTTGACTTTTCCTTAACAAAACGAGACTTTTCAATATTAATAACAAAATGATAGCCAAGAAGTTCCTTATCATCCTTGTCTTGCTGTCTACCGATAATCCAAATGTTATCGGCAGAGTAATAAATTCCAGTACCACCACTAACAATAGCTTTAGAATACATTTCTTGAGTCATATAAACATGATTTACAACGACCATCGGAATATCTTTTAGAGTTAAGTGTGGGGTTACCATGCGGAACAATGACTTGAGTTGTTTCGCTCTTGACATATCTGATGCCGAACTACCCTTAAGTGCATCTTCAACTTCTTTCTTTGAAGCAAGATTACCAACGGAGTCAATAACAATCATGATCTTATCGTCACGCTTAAGTTCTTGAAGTTGTTGCATAATATCAAACTTAAGTTCCTCAATATCAGTAATAGGTGTATGAATTACCGAATCGAGTGGAACACCAAAAGAAGTAAAGTATGATTCCGGAGTACCGAATTCAGAATCATAAAATAAAATAATGCCTTCGGGGTGTGACTTAAGAAATGCTGCAGCCATCAAAAGACTAAATGCAGTCTTAAAGTGCTTAGATGGAGCTGCAAGTACTGTTAGTCCTGGGCTCAAACCGCCATCAATACTACCTGAAAGTGCTACATTGATCATTGGCACTCGAGTTGGAATCATATCCTTCTTGCCATAGATTTTTGAATCCGTCAATGTAGAAGTGTAATTAATTGTACTATTCTTAATAAGTCGATCTTTAAGTGACATGTATACCTCGTGTGTTTATATGTTATTGTATATCAATAAGCTGATTATGTCAATCGTTAATAAGTTTATCCATCCTTGCAATGAAAATATCTATTCTTTTTATACGATCCTTGCCCGGCCATTGAATAATATCTTTGTCTGGATTCTTCTTAAGATTATTAAGAAGTGGAATAATCATTGCTCTAAGTTCAAGCAATTTAGTATTATCTGGCTTTACAAAACTTTCTTCGTCTGCAAAAGTAAAGCCAAAATCATTATCATCATTTTTCATTTGTAATTCCTTATATTCACAATTTGGTTCACATTCACGATATAAACCGCATGGGCAATCACCACCTTGATCAAATTTAGCCAAAGAAACTCTCCAATGTACTTGTTTTTTCTACTTCCCATCCTATTGTTTCTAGAATGGATTTGATTGGTTCAATAAAGCTTTTCTGCACTTGAATGTCATAGTCAATATACTTATCCAATCCTAATTTCTTAGGTAATTCATCTGGTACTGAAATAACATTTTCACGAAAATGATTTGGCAACTTAAGATATGCAAATTTAATCTTATCTCCATTACCAATCAGTTTAAAGTCATCACCTAATCCATTTTTATTAATAAAGTTATTATAAAGAAGAGCACCACGAACATGAATTGGTGTGCCCTTTGAATATATGGTCTTATTATCTTTATAAACATCAAGACCTTTCATTCCTCGAGGAAATGCAATATCCTCAAAAGGCATATTCATAAAATTAGTTTTAAAGTTTGCGATGTATTCGTGAAGTGATGATTCATCCTTATTCATGATGATCTTAATTGCTTCTTTAATACTTGTTCGGCATGCCTTAGGTGTTGATGACCTAACCGCCTCAATGCCTTGGATTTTTAGTTGTGGTTCACTAAAGCGAACACCTTCAATATCAAGAGCATTCAAGATGTACATCTTTTTAGCTTTCCAAATTGCTTTATTGGCAATTGTTTCGCGTTTCATGAACATCTTTTGTTGATAAGCATACATGTAATCTGCAAGATTTTTATATGACTTATTAATCATATTTTGGATCTTAGTTTCACAGAATTGATGCACTGCCTCAACTATTTTATCACGGTCAGTAATACCTAACATGTTAACCAATGGTTTCATATTTACATAGATTGAATCGGTATCACTAGCAATTACATAATCAACTTTGGTTGTCTTTAATAGTTTATTTAAATATTCATTAAAGTCTCGTTCGATCCAACGAATTGCTAACTGACCAGACATAGTAATAGCTTCGGCAAGGTCGAAGTCGAACCAACGAAAATATTCGTTACCAAGAGCACCGTAAGCCGAGTTAAGCTGGATCTTTTTAGCAAGTTGCAGATTATGATATTTTGCAACATCATTAGCAATTAAACGTCTTTCCTCAATTTTATTCTTTGGTGTATCCTCAAGTAGTTTCTTGGCCTCAATCATACGCTTTTTATATTCGGTACGATCATTGTACATTTTTTCCATCAAAGCAGGTAGAAATCCTTGCTTTTTCTTATGGAACTTTACACCATTAGCAGCATATGCACAACCATTATTTTCAATAACTGCATATTGATCTAAAATAGATTCAATACTAGGAAAGTATTGCTCACGGCCAATTTTAGTTTCAGGACTAATATTATATTGCATAATCAAATGCGGATATAGACTATTCAAATCGAATGAAACTACCCATTCATTCAATCCAGTCTTTACATCTTTTACATGACCACCAACGAGACCACCATTAAATTTTCCTTTCTTAAATTGTGGAATTACAATAGCACGATCCATAAGATAATTATGGACAATAACGTCCCATGGTTTAACAGTTGTCATAGTATCATTATAATTTACCTTTGCGTCATATGCAAAAGCAATTACCTGCTCAATAAATTTAAGTTTTTCCTCAAGTCTATCAATTAGTGTAACGTCATGAATATTATAATCGATGAACAATTCAAAATTACGTTCATAGAGATCATTAAGTGAAGTATATCCTTCAGCTCGATAATCCACCTTCTTTTCTCCAAGTTCTTTCTCTGCGATCGAATCCAACTTATAAGATTCCTGTTGCTCAAATTTGAATTTTTTATAAAGACTCAAATAATCTAGAACATTAATACCAGCTGGAATGAATGTTTGATTTTGATTACCATGAAATTCTATGATTCGTTCATCAAGAAATCCCCATGGTGAAAGTTTCTTGGCTTCATGTTCACCAAGAACACCGCGGATTCTATTAACTAGATATGGAATATCAAAGAATTCAATATTCCAACCAGTTACAATATCAGGACAGAATCGGCCTGATTGCCAAACACGAAGAAAATTGTTCAGCAAATGCCATTCATCTTTACATTTAATATAAGTGATATTATCTTCTTTTGGCTTATAATCAAACATACCAAATACCACCTTCTCACCTTTTCTACTAATGGTGATGGCGGTTATTTCTTTATCTGCTTTATTAATATCAGGAAATCCACCTGATGAATCTGTCTCAATATCAAGTGAGATAACATTGATAAGAGAAGTATCATAATTTAATTCACCAGGAAACTTGTCATAAATGAACATATATCCAAATTGATTGAAACCATAAATTTCCATATTAGACACATCCTCATATTGCTTGAGGAAATCACGCGCATCAGAAATGGAATCAAAGCCAAGCTTATCAACTGGCTTTCCATCTAATGTTTTGTAATTAGTATTGTTATCTTTACGGGAAGGAATAAACAAATATGGCTTATAATTTACAGTTTCGGTAACACGCACATTATTTCTATAACCACGATAATAAATTTTATTACCACGAGCAAAAATATTAG